AACGATGGACGCATCCAAGGCCTCGTTATCCTTGTACGTCAATACCACCATTTCGCTATCCTTATCGTCTTTTAATTCGGTATCTACCCAAAATTCCACCACAGGGTTATAATCTAAATAAATAAACCGCCGCGTTCGTATGGCTAATTGGTAGTATGATTCCCAATCTATGTTATTACACTCATTCACAAAAAGAACATCACGCCTCGCCCCTCGTAATTTGTCGGGTTGGTCCGCGCTAAAGAACTCGATAAAAGCCCCGTTTGAAAATGTGTATGTTAAACTAGATTTGTTCCACTTGGTAGGGTCGTACATTCCTACCATGTCCATTATCTTGAGAAAATCCCTAATTGCCCCTCGCCTTAAATGCGGGATGCTTTCGGCGACTACGCTTATTTCGCAATTGGCGTTTACGGCGGCGTAGGATATAAGTAATGGAATAATCGAGAATGTTTTCGATGAACTTGTACCGCCACGAACTATACGCACCCGCCTTTTGAGTTTTGCAATCTTGCTTTGCGCAGTGGTCTTTTTTAGCATTATTGAACATCCAAATCTATGCCAGGAAATATTGGTTTTTCCTCGGTTACGTTTACGTTTTGTTGTGGCAACCCAAAGGCTGAATCCATTAATTGTTTATACGCGCTTACGTCGCCTTTACGGGCCTTATGTATCAATGCCAATGTCATTAGGTCGGCTTGGCTTAACTTTTCAATCTCGCCGCTTATGGGGTTTTTAGAATCTTGCATTACCTCCAACCATCGTTTGGCAATGGTCGAACGGTTTAGGGTTCCTTTAGGTTTACCCTTTGGGTTCCTAACTTCCCCTTTCTTTGGTGGTATTATATTTTCGGGATTAGGCATAATTTCAAATCTTTATCAAATCAATTCATTTTCAAGCCATTGGGCATAGACTTGTAATTTTTTAACGTCCTCGCTTTTGTTTTTACGATCAAAACGCCACGTGTATTTTATAATGTTGCCCTTTAGGTATCCAATAAATTGCTCTTTGCTCATGGATGCCTTTATACATTCTATGCATTCAATTTCGCCTTGGTAATGTGATGGGTTATTTACTACGTCCATAATAACATAAATTCTTCGGTTTCCATTTCAATTTCAAATACGTGGCCGCCTTTGGTGTAGACTTGAGTAAAACCCATTGAACCCGCGACCGCTTCGATTTGGTCGGTATCTATGTATCCATCCTCTAGGATTTCGACTTTATCCGCGTCCATTTCTAACCCTAGCATTTCATAAATGGGGTCTATTTTATCCTCGGAGTAAATAAAAGTTACGGGTATTATCATTGTGCGCGGTACGTGTATGCTTTTACTTTTATTTCTTCGTGGCCGTTTATTATTTCTCGTATAGGTTCTAATATTAAAAATCGGCCGCCGAGGGGTTTGGGTGGACTTCCTCTCTCTACCATCCAACCCTTGGCACCGTATCCGTCTTTTTCGTCGCCGTATTCTTCTTTGTAAGTTGCCGTCCTAACCATTAATACCTCCTTCAAATGTACGCGATTGTTATGATTTATTCGCTCTACCTGGTAGGTTAATTCGTGATCTTCGTGTACGTGTCCCATCCATACCATATCCGCACCTTCTACCATTGTGGCCATTCTATTAAACTGAATGGTTCCCTTTGTAACGGGACCACCGCCCCCCGAACCATGGTAATATTTAATTCTATACGAAACACTACCCGCGCTTTTTGAACGTTTAAAATTGTACACTATCCAACCACCATAACCGCCCGTTTGTATGTGGGTGCCGTTCTTTTGATTTAACCCACCAACTAAACGTTGTATTACGTCAATCTCTTGATGCTTGATTATTGCCGTTTCGTGATTTCCATACGATATAACATCAATATTTTTTGCGTATGGGCTAAACCATTCGATTGCGTCGTTTACCACCGCGTCAAAGTAATGATCGACGTTATGCTCGGGGCGTATTCCACTCTTGTGTCCCCTACGATCCGCGCGGCCCATCATGAGGCATAAAGTGTCCCCATTTAGACATATCCTAGCGTCCATTTCCATGGCTTGGTCCAAGTGGCGTTTGAGTAAAACGCGGTCGCACTTGGGATTATCCCAATGTATATCGGAAAGGAGTAATACTTTTTTGGGGTCGAAGTTGTTTTTGAATATGTGTACATTTTTCATAACTATTTGCCCGACTGCAAAAGGACGATTAACGCCGCTTCCATCGTTGGGGCTATTTTGTAAAGTTCGTTTTCGATGCGATCGGCTTCGTCTATGGTGTATTCTAGGGTGATTTTCTTGGTGAGGTTATCGACCTCCTTATCTATGTTTTCGGGTTCAACAAAATCAAGCGGTAAATCTAACCCCCATTCGTCGAGTTCCTCAATATCCCAAAGGTTGGCCAAGGCATCCCATTCCCACTCACCGAATCCGACGTTATCTTTAATGATAAATTCGCGTTCTTTTGCTTCGTCTAGGTTTTCCGCTATTATAATGGGTATTTCCTTTAGCCCCGCATCCTTGGCGGCCTTGTGGCGCATATTCCCGCCCAAAATAACCATGTCTTTATTTACAACAATCGGCCGTAAATATAGCATTTCGGGGAACTCCTCAATTGACCTAACCAGTTTTTTAAATTTGTCGTCCTTAATTACCCTTGGGTTTTCTCGGTTGCCTTGGATTTTGTTAATGTCGATAACTTGCACCATGTAATTAACGTTAAATATTTTGGATGTTTCTTAAGTGTATTTGCTTGAGGAAATCTTTGTATTGCTTTTTGTCCCCGTATTTGTCGTGGCATTGCCTACAAACGGCCATTAGATTTTCGATTCGGTCTTTGTCGCCTTTAGGGTTGCCCCCCATGCCTCGCGGTTCTATGTGGTGGATGTCTTGGGCTTGGGCGTGGCATACTTCACATTCAATGTACGATGTTTTATCATATCCGAAAAAGTCGAAATATACATTAGTGTGGCGTTTCATACGCTTCATAAACCTGGTTAATTTCATTTATCATTTTTTGCCATGCTCTAGGGTCACAAGTACAAGGGCGGTAAAATTTACGCGCTTGAAATAAACGATTCCAAATAATGGCCACTTCGTCGGCTTCCTCTTTGGTTAACGTTTGCTCGGCCTTCTCCCGAAAATTACCCCAATAAAAATATTCTTGTTCGGTCATGCATTGGGTTGTACGATACGGGAATAGTTTGTTTAGTTTGGCTTTGCGTTGATCGCATCCGCAATCTTCACCCGCCACCCATTCGACTAGTTTTTTAATCCCAGTGGCTTTGGTCACCTTCTCGACCGTATCCCCTAGCCCTTGCGATGGTTTCTTTTTCGTTTTGCGCTTCGCAGTAATTTTGGTATTGGACATAAGTATGGTTTTTAATTAAATTCTTTGCGTTTTTTAGTCGGTTAAATATAGAATGTAAAGGTATCCCCGTGCGTTTCTCAATATCCCGCATGGATAGTTTATAAACAAAATGCAACTCCAATAACATTTGGTCGTATTCGGGCATTTCATCTATTACCGATTTAACGTCATCCATTAAGTTTTGGTATTGCCTTTCGCTTTCGTCCGCATTAAAGCAAGGGTCAAATAATACATCGTCGTAATTTTCTCGTTTCGATTTGCGTTGGCGGTCCACTACCTTGGAACGGATAATAGTAAAAATGTACATGGTGTTGATGTCGCCGTTGTAATCAATTTTCGCGACAATGTCGGGCGATTCGGCCAACTTTAAGTACATATCTTGTACGGTATCTTCGGGGCTTTCACTTCCGAGATAGGCGGCCATTTTAATCCAATCCGCGTGGCGTTGGGCTATTGCCTTTAACGATGCCATTACGGTTTGTGAATTTAGAATACATTGTTAATATAATTATCAATTAGTTGATTAAATTCTTGTAAACTTTTACACACTTGGTATTTATATCCCTCACGGGTGGCCACTTTTTCGAAATACTTTTGGTGTTCACTTTGCCGCCCCTTTTCGGTTTTTACCTCAATCCATAGCCCGTTATATTTTTTGTTTGGGTGCATTAAAAAAAGGTCGGCCACTCCAGGTAAAACCCCCTCGGCTTTTAATATCTTGGCCGTGATAGGGGACCGCTTACCGCCGTTAGGAATATGAAATAACATTAAATCGGGATGGCGTAGCCTAAACCACTTAACCATCATTTGTTGTAATTTGCTCTCTAGGTGTTTCATGTATTTTTAAAGGTTCAAAAACTTATAATTTTGTACGTTATATTGTACGTTATATTGTCATTTGTTACCTCCGTATGTTATAATTTTTATTTTTTTGTGTTAAATGTTTCGTTGTAGTATTGTTCAAAAGTTATTGGCTCTTCTTCGCTAATTGCCTGTAGCCATGTTATTAAAAGGTCGGCTTTATGCATTGCTTTGGCTTTATCTTTTATTTCACCATAATCATCCATATTAATTGTAATATGTAATTGATTCATACTGACGTTTTCCCAAGCGTTATCTTCAAGTTGGTCAATCAACCACTCAACGCTACTTTGTTTATTACTCATTTCTATTTTTTGTTAAAGGTTGGGTACTGCAAACCAAAAACGGACTGGGTAAATACCAAATTCATTCTCTCGTACTTCCCATTGTTTTGTTGGTATATCGTAAATACCAATTCCCGTCACCCACTCGTCATTAAATTGATTCCACATTTTTACAATACACTCAAAGGTGTTTGTCGGTAATTCATTTTTTACATCCTTGTACATAGTTTTATCTACTTGTGTTTTCATTTCTCGTCGGTGTTAAAGGTTATATGCCTCCGCATACAATCTAAAGGTTTTCCCGTTTTTTATATGCTTGTGCATATTGTAAGGTTTTACCCTTATTTTGTTACAATCAATCAGCATTTTTACCCTTATTCTGCTCATTGTTTATAACGTTTAAAATTTGTAATTCCTCGCGGTACACTTGCGGAACGTCTAACCAAGCGTTGACGTTTTTACACGCATTTATAACCGTTGAATGGTCGCGGTTAAATAATGCCCCGATTTGGTTGGTGTTCATGTTCTTGGTGTATCTCAAGTAATAAAACAAGGCATGGCGGACGTTAACTATATTTCGGTCCCGTATAGGGCTTTTTAATTCTTGCTCACTTACGCCGTAAGCGTCCATTATTCGGTCATAGATATCCGCGCACTTTTCAATACTTCCACCTTTTAATTGGTGTATTTCCTGGCGCATTTTATGAATTAGTAACTTGTATTCGCGTAATTCCTTGCGTCGTGCCTTTAGTAAATTATCATGCGCTTTTTGTAACCTGGTTAACTTTTGTTTAGCGGCTATGTATTCGGGGTAATAATCCTTATTCATTTTCTAAAATTTGTGCCATCTGTGCGGCGTTGTAAATAATTTGTTCGTCCAACTCATTCCGCTTTTGCTTGTGTCCGCGTTCGCGTTTCATCTTATAATAAAAACGGGCTTGGTTATCATTGATAAACTCCACCAATTCTTTGGTTCGATTTTGGTCCACTTGGGGTTTAGGTTCTAATTCATCCCATGCGTTTGCTAGTATGCTAGGAAATACGACCGCGTTTTTTTCTTTAACATTTTGCCAATTGCTTTTTGCTAATTCGTATTTGCTCATTTTCGGGCTTTCGTCTTTGGGTGCCTCTATTTGCATATACTCGCGCGGCTTTTTTTGTATGCGGTGCCTATTGTCTTTAATGTAGGCGTTTAAAATGTTGCTTACGAATCTTACGTTTAAAACTTGCGGGGCTTTGTCTTCGTATTGCCCCATGAGATAACTTGTAAAGGCATGGTCCATGATTTCTACGGGCCAATTTCCAAATCCTAATTGAATAAAGGCCACAAATTCTTTACCATTTTGCGGGGGCCTTATACCCCCTAGGTTACATAAACGCCGTAAATGCGTAATAATTTCATCGGGTTGTGCTTGTTCAATGTACATAGTAGTGCAATTTTATTTTGTAATTTCAGAATATGCAAGTTCGATTGCTTTAAATATTTCGTAGGCTACTTGTGGCACTATGGCGTTTCCGTATCCTTTGATTGATTCTTTTCGCCATTTAGAAAAGGTAATTCCGTCCAATTCGGTGGGTAGCCCATCATTTCGGCCACAAATCGGGGATTGAGTTGGAAATTTTCCCCAGTTGCTTGGCGTACTCGCTTGGTTATTGAATCTTGATTTTCCCCTCCCGTTATCTTGTCCCCTTCTTGCGCTTGTGGCGTCGGTAGCATTTCGTTGATTTGTGTTGCTAAATTTGGAATCGTCGTACCATTCGGGTATTTCTCCATTCTCTTTTTGAATTTCTGTACGTCCTGTGGTACTTCCGAAGTCGTTGGAGTTAGCAACAAACCAAATTCGATCTCTTCCGTGTGGGGCATTGACCGCCGCCGCAGGTATAACCAAGGGTGTGACATCGTACCCCGCACTTCCCAAATCAGTAAGCACCTCGTCGAAAACCATTCCCCCATTCCAATTAAGTAACCCAAAAACATTTTCGCCCACAATGAATTCGGGTTTAATTTCATGTATAAGTCGTAACATTTCGGGCCATAAGTGGCGTTCGTCTTCTTTACCTTTTCTTTGTCCCGCATGGCTATATGGTTGACAAGGAAAGCCCCCAGTAAGGATGACGGGTTTAGTCCGCCATTCTCCAAATCGTCCAGTAAGTTCATTTTGTATTGTGTCATAATCTAAATTTTTAATATCTCTATGGTGGTAAGCCTCAGGCCAATAATGATTTAAAACTTGGTTGGGGAAATCCTCGATTTCACAAGATAAATAATTATCCCATCCCATCCATTCGGCGGCCAAATCAAAACCACCTATTCCGCTAAATAAACTAAAATGTATCATTGCATCCAATTATCTATTTCATCTTGTAATTTCAAAATAATTTAACTTGTGTTGTAGGTTTATAACTAGCATCATAACGCTTATTTTCTCCTTTTGGGTATGGTTGTATTTCGTATCTTAATGCTTTACTTAATTTTTGCTTTTGTGTTTTTGATCCAATAAAATAAATATATCTATGCTTTGGTTCACGCTGAACTTGATATAAATCATTGCCATATTTTTTCTTCAACAACTCTATTCTATTGGGCGTAAATGCAAATTCATCCATTAACGTTCTTGTGTGCTTGTGTTCTTGACCTTTTATAACCCAGTCTTTTTGTGTATGCGATAATCCTAAATACATAAAATTTGTGGCTTGATAAATATAACCTTGATGACCTTGTGATTTATCAGCATAGGAAACTACAATTAAGGGCTTGGGTAATTGCTTTAGGCATTGAGATACAAAATATGAAGTACAATTTTTAGCGTGTCCATCATTTACTATTAATCTATTTAATTCATATACTAAATGCTCGAATTTTTCTCCACATATACTACGCTTCATCGTCAATGGAACTGCATTTCCAAAGGAACAAACGCCAATTAATTCGTTCTTATTATACAATCCAAAACAAAAAGAAATTGATGGTAATCTTTTTAGATAATGCTTTTTCAAAAACCACTCCTTACAATCTTGATAGTCTATTGATCTAATTTCGTAATTCATCGCATCCAATTATCAATTTCGTCTTGGGTATCAAAGTACGGCATTTTTTCATCCTCATATCTTCGTTGGTTTAAATACGTCGTGAAATTGGGCAAATAATCCGTTTTCGCGGCCGCTACGTGATTTTTAAGATATTTTGGTAGGTGAACACGTATTAACTCGAGTTCGTCGCTTGTAAGCCGTTTAAATTTGTTTTTCGCGTCT